GCCCGGGCACGATCTGGCCTCGGCCAACGATACGCTGTGGGGTGCAGTAAATGCGGTCACGCGGTTCGTTGACTACGCAACCCCGAGCAAATCGCAGGACAACCGGCTCAACAGCGCATGGTTTGGAGTCGGCAACAACCTCAAGTCGCAGGCGTTCGATGCGGCGGTGAGGATGGCGGCCTGACATGAACGACGAGGCAATCTACATGATCGCACTCGTCACCATCTGGGCTGCGCTCCTGCTTGCGGGGGGCGCGGCCCACTGGTTGTGGCTCAAGGTCATGCGCAGGCTGGGTCGGGCCAACCGCGCACACTACACTGAATGGAGGAAGAAATGAGCGCAAAGACGCGAATCAATCGGCCAACATACGCGACACCACGCAAGCCACCGCCGGGCCGCTACGTCTGGACGACCCCCGAAAATCGGCAACCCTACAGAAGGAAGAAATGAGCGCATATAAGCCACGCGTGGTGGTGGGCGGGCTGGCGCACGGGCACTGGTGCCCGAAAGTCAACACTGATAAGGCGTGGGAGGTGTCAGGCACCACACGACCGGTGCTGTGCCAGTGCGTGCCCAAACGCGTAATGCCCAAGAAAAAGGAGGACAAGCGATGATCCCGCACGAACGAACCATTACAAATAGCAAGGCAGCCGATAAGCTGCGCGTCGGCGACACGGTTCGCTTTAAAGGCAACCCGGTGGTGGTGTCCCGGGCCTGCCCGCCCGGTCGCGACAACAACAACACGGCGACGATCGCCCACATCATGAAGGATCTGCCGGGTGGCGTGTATCTGGCCCAGGATTTACACGGCTGCCGTTACTGGAACGCTGACAGTCTGATACTGGTTAAGAGAGGCAAGCAGAAATGAGCTACACCATCCGAAGACCACCCCGGCAGGACGCGAACGGTCGCGCTGCTGTGCGCGCTTGGGATCATTGGCGTCACGCCCATCGTGACGAGATCGCGGCGCGAGACGAGTTCTATTCCGCGGACCAGCGCATCTGCCCTGAGTTGTGGCACGCGCCAGAGACCACCCTGATGTGCGCCAACGACGAGTGGGAAGAGCGCGCCATGCGTCGCATCGCTGCGGCGTTCGGGCTGACGGGCGAGAAGTTGGACGACGCTTTGCGTGAAGCTGGCGACATCTATTTCATGAACATGCATTGGGAGACCCTCTATGAAGCTCATCCGTGACAAGATTGTACTGCCAGTGGAGGACAAGCCGTGAAAGTCAAGATGGTCACGCGTATTGGTGCAACACTCACACTGAACGAAGTTGAAATGGTGCTGGTGCACACTTCGTTGTTGACGATGGGCAACGTGCTGGAGTCGATTCCGAAATCGTTGCGAGCATATGAGCCGAATACCCCGAAAACGCTGGCGATAGGCATGGCGGCAGCCATCCGGGCCGCGCGCGAACTGCGCGAAGAGAGCCACGGAGAGCCACGGGAAGCACTCGAAGAATAACGGAGCAGGGTTCATAGGGGGGTGAACTTGAGATGAACTCAAGACCCCCCGGAGCCGGCCATACTGTATGCCCGTACAGTATGGCCCACCCTCGAACTGTACGGGCATACAGTATCGGATGCCCTCGAACTGTACGGGCATACAGTAGGGGGGGTGAACTCAAAAGGCCCTCGAAGGCCCTCGGACGATAAATATCGGCTCATAGCTGATATGAACTGATTGAACCTGACATGAACCGTGCCGCGATGCCGTCCTCGACCGCACCGAATACACATCAACACGCAGCCAGTACAGGATGTACAGTCAGCGAAAAAGATCACCATAAATGGCACATTACATGAACTGAGCCGAAACGCTTCTTACGCGGGAAGGACCGGCATCACGACACAGTACAGTCAGTTCATCGTATATACCCCCCAGCTGAACGGATTCTTCGGGGTCGGCGGGGTCTCGCGCGCGAGGGAGTGAACCCCCAGCACCGGATGCACAGGGGTTGTGGGGGGCGGCGGCTTGTGATACCCTTCATGCGCATGAGTACCTACGACCCCAACTCTAAACGTCAACGCGACAGGGCCTCCGCGAAACGTTCAACTGCGCGTTACGCAGCGCCTGATTTCACCGGTCCGTTAAAGCTGAAATTTCTGGAGTGGCTGCGCAGAGGTTATTCAGTGACGAAAGCCTGCGAACAGATCGGCATTACACCGCGCAGCGCTTATCGACATCGTGGCGCTTACACCGAGTTCGCCGATCAATGGGATGAGGCGATGGAGCAGGGGGCCGATGAACTTGAGGATGTTGCGGTGAAGCGCGCCATCGAGGGCGTTGATCACCCGATTTATCAGCAGGGCATCAAGGTTGGAACCGAGAAGATTTACAACGAGAATCTACTGATGTTCCTACTCAAGGGAAAGAAGCCCGAGAAATATAGAGAACGTCATGATTTGACCAGTGGGGGGCAAGAGATCGTTCAATCATTTGCACGTGCGTTGATGGAGTTGCCCAAATATGGCAAGACACGGCGCAACACACCAGCGAAAGATTGAAAACTCGACGCTGATACGCGCCGCAGCCAAGGGCAAGCCACTCCCAGGCGGTTTCAACAGCGATTACGTGCTGGGCAACGCTCGGCAGACGGCGCAGACGCATCCCATCTGGTTTGGGGAACAAATCCTGCAATTGCGCACGCTGGATGGCGAGCAGACGCTCGACGAGAACCCAGCATTGTCGTGGGCGCTCGATGCGTGGCAGATAGAGCTGGCCGAGGCGTGCGCCGATGTGGTGCGATTCAGGAAAGGCGAGCCTACGGTAGTTAATCATGATGGGCGCAACTTCATCACAGTGCGCTCGATGCATGGCCCGGGTAAGACGTTTGCGTCAGCGTTCATAGTTCACTGGTTCGGTTTTTCGTTCAATCAACCGTTGATCGTGATGACTGCGCCCAAGCTGGCGCAAGTCAAGACGCAGCTGATTTCGGATTTTGAGCGCATCAGGCAGCGTGCCTGCCCCGGTTACAAGGATCTGATGCGGGTTGATGCGACCAAGATCTGCTGGGCTGATGACCCGTCGTGGGTTGCGCTTGCGGAGACAGCGCGCCAGCCTGAGAACCTGCAGGGCAAGCACCGCCCGTGCACGCTGGTCGTGGTTGATGAGGCGTCAGGCGTGCCTGAGTCGTTGTGGCCTGTGATCTTCTCGGCTTTGTCTACGGGCGAGACGTTGATCCTGTTGATCATAGGCAACCCGACGCGGCTGACTGGCACGTTTGCGGATTCACACCTCAAGCCCAGCATTGCGGACCAGTATTACGCGCTGCATGTCACGCTCGACAAAACCAAGCGCGTAAGCCGTGACTGGATTGCCAAGATGGGCAGGCAATATGGCGAACAGTCGCCCGTCTACAAGGTGCGCTGTCTTGGTGAGTTTGCCGACTCGTACTCAAATCAGCTGGTGCCGCTGCAGTGGGTGGTTGATGCATTGAATCGCGAAACTGATCCTGACGGTTCGGTTCCGACCAAGCGCATCAGCATTGACGTGGCTGACGGTGGTGAGTGTGAAACAATCATCACGCTGGCGACCCGATATCAGTCATTCATGCGCATCGAAAAGCAGTTTGCTTATTCCTACCCACCCGCGTTGTCGCCGATCATGGCGGGGGATGAAGCAATGCGGTTGTTTCAAGATTTCCACATGTCGGAAGCCAACGGCGATGACATCGTGGTAGACTCGATAGGCGTGGGTGCGGGCACCGCAGGGCACTTGATCCAGAACGGCATGCCCGTGATCGTGTATCGTGGCGGTGGCGACAGCGACAACAAGAAGTTGTGGCGCAATCGGCGTGTGCAGAGCTACCTGTCATTGCGCAATGCGCTGCGTGATGGTAGGGTCGAGTTTGCTGATGGGTTCACACCAGACAGTGACCCCAACGCTGTTGACGATATGCAGGCACAATTATGTTCAATCCGCACTAAGCCCGGCACTGAGCGTGTTGAGGATTTGGTCACCAAGAAGGACCTGCAGGCCGAGGGTTTGAAATCGCCTGATCGTGCTGACTCACTAGCCATGTTGTTTGCAACGAGTGTGCCACATCTGGCGCGTAATCTTAAAGCGGAACCTCGTATTTCCACAGTTGAATCAACCCTGTTGGAGGGTCTCCATTCATGACCGGTAAAGTCGTCCCGCTGTCCCAGAATTTCCCTGATCGCAAGCCCGATCAGGTGACTACGTATGACCAGCTTGCCAATCTGGGCATCGGTTATCGCGCCAATCCTGATACGCTGGTTGGGCGGCATGGTCTCACCATTTATTCACGCATGGCAAATGATGAGCAAGTCAAGGCCGTGCTCAACTTCAAGCGCGACGCCATCACGGCGCGTGGCTGGCAGTTCATCTTCCGCGATGGCACGCCACTCGACGAGGAGGAGCAGATCGCGCGCAAGCGCATCTTTGGCGAGGCGATTGCCCGGATGCGAGGATCGTTCAGCGATGCCCTCAACGTCATCATGACGGGCCGCGCCTACGGCTTCAGCATCACGGAAAAGATCTACGGCGAAATTACAGTGGACGGCAAGGAGTGGCCCGCCATCAACATGCTGCTGGGACGCGACCCGCTGTCGTTCCGGTTTTACACGGACGAGTACGGGACGCTCGGCAAGATCGAGCAGCAGACGCAGCGTGCAGGCGTGATTGAGGTGGACCGTTCGCGCGTCATCCACTACGTGCACGCTCCCGAGTGGGATCACGTCTACGGGCGCAGCGACCTGCGCGAAGCCTACCGCAGCTGGTACATCAAGGATCAGATCAGCGGCTTGTGGCCCATGTACCTCGAGCGCTTTGCGGGCGGGTTCCTGCACGCCGCGCAGGCGGCTGATGCATCGCTTACCTCCGTTGAATTCGATGCGCTGAAAGAAGCACTAGGTAAGGCCAAGTCGCTCGGATCCATCATCACGCCTCCGGGCGTCACGCTCAATGTCTTCACCCCCGCGACCACCGATGCCTTCGAGCGCGCCATTCAGTTCCACGACCTCGCCATCGCCAAGGCGCTGCTGGTGCCGAACCTGCTGGGCATCAGCCACACAGGATCCACGGGCGCCTATGCGCAGTCGCAGACGCAGTTGGAGGCTTTCTTCTGGACGCTCAATGCTGATGCACAGCGCCTTGAGGAGTGCTTGAACGAGCAGCTGTTCCGTGATCTTGGCGATCAGTGCTGGGCCGATGGGGAGTACCCGGAGTTCAGGTTCAAACCGGCGTCCCTCGAGCAAGTTAAGTGGGTCATCAACACCTGGGCACAGCTGCTCGGGGCCAAGGCGGTGGTGCCGACGGAGGAGGACGAGTCCTTCCTGCGCAAGATGCTCGAGATGCCTCATCGAGATGAGGACTCCGTGGTGCTGGAGAACCCGATTGAGAAGCAGGCGCGCGAGGACGCGGCCAAGCAGCAAGAGGCCGCCGCCGCTGCGCAGCAGGAGCTGGCTATCGCCACTGCGAAGAACGGTGCGCCGCCTGATGCAGAGGATGCGGGCGAGGATGCTGCAGCGGACGAAGAGGACGATGCGACCGAGTCCAAGAAACCCACGCCAGTAGGCAAGGGCAAGACTACCATGGCGCGGCTCATTGAGGATTCCGTGCGTCGCGTGTTGATGGAGTACGACGAATCCAAGCACCCGCGTCGCTCTGACGGCAAGTGGGCCGATGGCGCCGGTGGTGGTGACAAGCTGCTGGACAGCCGCGTGCCTAGTGTCGCTAAAGCGTACAAGAGTGCGTATGAGGGGTATGACCCGGTAGTGACGACACCCGACGGCAAGGAGGGTGCGCATGTTTTTGAGTTTGACAACGAAGATAAGCTCAACGAGTTCCTGGATAAGCTGGGGGGTGCCCCCCACCCGTCAGGTGGGATGCGCGCGATTCTTGAGGGGCGCCGCCTCATTGACCCGCACGTTGA